GCTCAAAACTTTCCTAGTTCTACAGGAACTTCTACAGATATTGACGCTGATGGTGGTGATGTTGTTGACTCTGAAACATTTCCAAAAGGTGTTACTATATACGGTAGATGGACAGGCTTTAAATTAGCTTCTGGTAGAGTTATAGCTTACGTAGGTATATAATGTTAGGGCTAGGTAACGGCATAACAGGTGGCGCAGCTTTAGATGAGTTTGATTTATCTAGCATAAGTAGCTTACAAGCTTGGTTTAAAAAAGGCGAAGGTATTACTACTGACGGCGGTAACGTTAGTTTATGGACAAGTCAAGTAGGAGACTTAGCGTTTGCGCAGCCTTTATCATCAACGCAACCTGTACACGACGCTTCAACTGATACAATTACATTCTCGCAAGCAAGGCAGATGACTTTAAGAAACGCCGCTAATACTGCTAGCGCTAGCGTTACTGGTGGTACTGGTAATGCTATTACTGTATGCTTAGCAATGAAAGTTAATGTTGACACTACTAGCGCTAACACAAAGTTTCAGCATGTTCTTGGAGAAGGAAATAGTTCAAGATTTACATTGTTTTTGCCTGGTGACTTTGCTTATATAGGAGGATCTAGCGGTACAATAACTATGATATTACCAAGTGGTACTTTTGCGGATAATGAGATAGCGCTGATAACTTGGGCTAGTGAAGGTGGAACTAACGGAAACGGTAGGGTGTTTAAAAACACAAGCACCACTCAGTTAAATGATCCAGACACAGCAACTACTGGTACTATAACATTAAGTCAATTTGGTAATGACGGCGCTGCAGGCGGTAGAGGTTTTTCAGGCGGAGCGATAGAGCTAGCTATATTTAACGAAGAGCTAACAGGTGATGATTTACAAAATGTATTAACAGACATAGCAACTAGAGCTGGTATATAATGAAAATATTTAAAGGAACATTAGAAGAGTGCAATGCTGCAATAGCAAACTTAAACACAGCGCTAGGTTATCCTAACGACAAAGGAACGCAGGCTGCAGCTGAGCCAATTAAAGAAGAAGAAACTAGCAACTATTGGTTTGCAGTAGACAAAGAACATATATACAACGCTTTAACAGAAGACGAAAAGTTAAAGGTTGTTGAAGAATAAATATTAACTAATTAAATTAAATAAAATGGCAAAAAGAAAAACGCCTAAGGTGAAAGACCTTAGACCAGAAAAAATTACAGATGAACAACTTGCTAAAATGAGACAAGTTGTTTCAGCTATCAATAAAGCTCAAATGGATGTTGGTATAATAGAGGTTCGTAAACATGAAGCCTTACATGCTATAACTCAAATGCAGACTCAAATAGTAGAGCTTCAAAACGAATTTAAAGAACAATACGGTACAGACGATATTAATATTGCTGACGGTACAATTAAATACAATGATGATAACAACCAAGTTAATAAGAAAAATAACGATAGGTAAAGATTATAAAATAGATGCTATGCATTACTCTGTAGGCCAAGAGGTCTACGGAGGGCATACTATCTGTGATATTCTTGAAGAAGAAGATAAATATTCTATATACATTAGAAAAGGTAGCAATGTTTTACCTTGGAAAGACTTTAATAAGAATATGGCTATATCTGTTGAATATAATCTTGAATATTAATGCAGAGTCCTTTTTGTTTTGTTATAGAACCTGTAGGTGAGCGATATAACAATTCTGTTTCTGTTGACAATAAAAGTTTAATAATAAACACTGAAATATATAATCATGAGTATGTCAATCGCAGAGGCGTTGTTGTTTCTTGCCCTATTGCTGGCAAGTATGATATACTACCTGGTGACGACGTTATTGTACATCATAACGTATTTAGAAGATGGCACGATGTCAAAGGACAAGAAAGAAACAGTAAAGCATACTTCAAAGACAACAAGTATATAGTATCTGCAGATCAAATATTCTTGTACAATAATAAAGCTATGCCTGGTTATTCTTTTGTTCAACCGTTAGTAGATCAAAATAATTTATCTGAAGATAAAGAAGATCCTTACAAAGGTGTGATAGTATATAGTGATGGCACTTATAATAAAGGTGAGATTGTAGGTTATACTCCTTTTTCGCAATACGAGTTTATAATAAACAATCAAAAGCTTTATAGGGTGATGAATAAATTTATTACAATTAAATATGAGCGTAAAGGAAACGAAGAAGTTTATAATCCAAGCTGGGCACAAAGCAGTTAAAGAGTTAATTAAAGTTGCTGAAGAGCAAATAATAACTAATACTGAAGATGATGTTTCTGCCGACAGATTAAAAAACGCGGCGGCAACTAAAAAGCTAGCTATATTCGATGCTTTTGAAATACTTAACCGTATACAAGAAGAGGAGAATATATTAGAAGGTAAAGAAAATAAAGTTAATAAAGATAAAGTGTTTAAAGGCTTTGCGGAAGGAAGATCTAAGTAATGTACGAACAAACACTATATAAAATTGTTGAACCAATTAAGAAGACTACAATAAGTCGACTTAACAAAAAACGTAAATGGGAATATGGATATAATAAAGAACATGACATCGTGGTTATCTCAAAAACTGGACGCATTGGACAAGTGGTGGAGATTCAAGGTTTGCGAATTGGGTTGCCGAGTAAACCGCAACAACTGCGAGTGTACAATAACAGATGGGAAAAAATAGATTATCCAAAAGAGTTAAATAAACTTAAAAGTATATTTGACTGGAGAGCATATCCTGAAGAAGCAAAAGATCAGTGGTATGATTATATAGACGAAGAGTTTAAGCGTCGCGACGAAGGCTTTTGGTTTGTAAACAATGATGAGCCAACTTATATAACAGGAGCTCACTATATGTATTTGCAATGGAGCAAAATTGATGTTGGTGCTCCTGATTTTAGAGAAGCTAATAGAATATTTTTTATATTTTGGGAAGCTTGCAAAGCAGACAAACGCTGCTACGGTATGTGCTATTTAAAAAACAGACGTAGCGGCTTTTCTTTTATGAGCTCAGCTGAAACTGTTAACTTAGCTACAATATCGAGTGATGCTAGATATGGAATATTATCTAAAAGTGGTGCTGATGCTAAAAAGATGTTTACCGATAAAGTTGTACCAATATCTATCAACTATCCGTTTTTCTTTAAACCGATACAAGATGGTATGGACAGACCTAAAAGTGAACTTGCTTATCGTGTACCTGCAAGTAAGTTTACGCGTAGAAAAATTACGTCGAACGAAAAGCAGGAAGAGCTGGTTGGACTTGACACTACTATTGATTGGAAAAACACAGGTGATAACAGCTATGACGGTGAAAAACTTAATCTGTTAGTACACGATGAAAGTGGTAAATGGGAAAGGCCTGATAATATTTTAAATAACTGGCGAGTAACTAAAACTTGTTTAAGACTAGGTAGTAGAATTATAGGTAAGTGTATGATGGGTTCTACTAGCAACTCGCTGGATAAAGGTGGTGATAATTTTAAAAAGCTGTATCACGATAGTGATGTAACTAAAAGAAATAGAAATGGTCAAACAAAGTCTGGTTTATACTCTTTGTTTATACCAATGGAGTGGAACTATGAGGGATTTATTGACGAGTTTGGACGACCCGTCTTTGATACTCCAACACAAAAGTGTTATGGACCTCACGGTGAACTGATTGATATAGGTGTTATATCACATTGGGAAAACGAAGTAGAGGGTTTGAAAGACGATCAAGACGCGTTAAACGAGTTTTATCGACAGTTTCCAAGAACTGAAGAGCACGCGTTTAGAGATGAAACAAAAAATAGTTTGTTTAATCTCGCTAAAATATACGAGCAAGTAGACTATAACGAAGGCGTAACTAGCTCGGCAGTTTTAAATACTGGTAATTTCCAGTGGACTAACGGAGTAAAAGATACTACTGTAACTTTTAATCCAGATCCTAACGGTAGGTTTAAGCTTAGTTGGGTTCCAGATTTTAAGTTGCAAAATAATGTAATAATAAAAAATGGAGTTAAATATCCTGGAAACGAGCACATGGGCGCTTTTGGCTGCGATAGCTATGATATTAGCGGTACTGTTGATGGTCGAGGATCCAACGGATCTCTTCATG